CTGGTACTGGAGGTCCACTAGCAACAGTATCTCAGTTTCAATATATAAATGCTGATAATATTAATAGCACACAGGGATTAACAGTAACAGGTTCAATAAATGTATCTGGAAGTGTAATAAATAGTTTAACAGCATCATATGCTACAAATGCTTTAAGTTCATCATATGCTGCTACAGCATCTTATGCTTTAAATGGTGGTGTAACACAAATAATAGCAGGTACTAATATTTCAATCTCACCAACATCAGGTACAGGATCTGTAACTATTAGTTCAACTGGTGGAGGTGGGGGTGGAGTATCAAGAGGGTTTGTAATAGCAATGGCAGCAGCATTTTAATTAAATATTTATAACAAAATGGCAGGAAATAAAGGCATAGTATCAGCACAGTTTTATACGTTTAGCGCAACTAATAGAACAATTACTTTTACAAATGATTACGCTGGTTTAGATTTAGGAGAAATAACTTATATCACTAATATTAAAAACGGTGTTGCAACAGTTATTTATGATCCTTTTGATGCTACTAAAGGTGGTACATTAAGTGGATTAACTCTTACTTTAGCATACGATACTACATTGATGGCGGATACAGATCCGCTTCAAATTATAACTGGATTTACCCCACAAAATGCAGATCCTACTCCTGTAAGAATAGTTGAAGGCCCAGACCAGATAGATGATACAGCATTACTCCAAAACATATCTGATAATTTAGACTTTTTAAATTTAGCTTTAGATCAGAATGAAGGTATTCAGATGAATGTTAGAGAGGTAAACTCTTACAAAAAAGATACTGAAAATGCTTTAATATTATCTGATACTATAGAAATAAAATATGCTATACCAGCAAATGCAAATCCTTTTTCTCCAATTATAGATACAAAAGGATATCAACAAATACAATGGAATGCTTTTACAGGATATTCTTGGGCTATACAAAATGTTCAATTTAGTAACGATCAACAAAATTGGGTAAGTGTTGGTTTTATAACTCAAATTGGATCTGGAACCCCAACATATTATAATGGTAGTCTTAGTGCATCTGGATATGCCGTATTTACAGTAGCAGTTTTAGGAAGATATTTTAGATTGCAATATTGGAATCAAAATAATGCTATTTTAAATTTTGGTATAGTACTTAAAAATGCCCCACTTTCAACAGCAGGTATAACTAGTACTATAGGTAATATTGCAACTAGTACTATAGCTGGTAATGCTACTCAAGGATATAACGCTTTCCAAACCTTTGGTAATACACTTAGTGTAGCAGGACAAACTCAACCTGGATCTACATCTGTTCCATACCCAATAATAATTGGTGGAATATCACCTCCAGCAATAGGTTCTTTAGCTGGTGTTGCAAGATCTCTTATATTAGATAATTCAGGTAGAACAGTATTAGGAGCAGATAATGCTTTTTTAAATACTCCAACTCTTAGCAGTGCTAAAGAAAATGCTTCTGCAAATACAACTAGAGGTATAGGTGGTATTCCCAATAATATAGTAGGAGCACAATCATTAACAGTAACAAATGTTGCTCAAGATTTTGGAGATACTCAAGTAATGCTAATGCGTCAAATACTTACAGAACTTAAAATATTAAATCAAAATTTTGCCGAAATGCCTAATCTTTTGAATCAAGCTAACTTTACAATAAGTGATCCTCAAGAATATCGTGATGATATGACATTCCAATAATTTTTTAAAAAACTTATATATTTATAATAAACCCTTAAAAATTTAAAATAACATGTTAATACAAGCTCAAGTAGGACCTGCAGTTTCGTCAACCTCATTAGGTGCCGGTTCAAATCCTAACCTTCGTTTAGATAACTTAGGTGGTCTAACAGTAACCCAATTAAATTCTCGTTACTATGAAACGACTTATCGTCGACAAATGTACACAATTGCTAACCAATCTGGTGTTACTACATCAGCAGCATTAACTACTACTTATGTAGGTCTTTGTTTAGATAACCCAACTTCATCAACTGTTAACTTAGTGTTAACTAAAGCTGGATATTCATTTACAGTAGCTCCTGCAGCAGCAGTTGCTGTTGGTTTAATGACAGGTACTGGTGCTTCAATTACTGGCGCTGTTACTTCTCGTAATAGGTTTGTTGGTGGTGTTGGTTCACAAGCATTAGCTTCTACCTCACTTACTTTACCTGGTACTCCAGTATTAGAAACTATTCTTGATACTGTAACTACAGCAGCTATTACTACTGCTCCTAAAGGTGTTGGTGCTATTATTGATCTTGAAGGTTCATTAATTTTACCTCCAGGTGCTTTCGTAGCATTCTATACATCAACTGCATCAGGTGCATCTGGTTTCTTCGGATCGTTCCAATGGATTGAAGTTCCTTTATAATAGTATGGCAGTTATAGTTATAGCATATACTACTAAGGAAGTAGAAGGAAAAACTGTTAGAATTTATGATGATTCAACTGAAAAGTATTTTAAATCAGCTGAACTTCAAGAAACAATAGATTATATCGAATACTTAGGTAGAAAAGGATATACTGTTGATTCATCACCAGTTACGATTTTACAAGATGGTGAATTTGATGTTAAAGAACTTTATAGACAAGATGCTTTAGCTAAACTAACAGATGAAGAAAAAGAATTACTTAATTTGAATTAATTTTACTTTACATTATTTTTAAGAAGGCCAGATTTAAAATTTGGCTTTCTTAGTTTTTTTACATATATTAAAACAAAAAAAGTTATGTCAAATCCTGTAAAACGATTCAAATCACCTGATGGAACTATTCGCTACATTAAGGACGGTAAATTACACAATTCTGAAGGTCCCGCGTTAATTCATCCTGATGGAAAGGAAGAATATTATTTAAATGGTATTCTATATACTAAAGATGGTTTTAAACAAGTTAAAAAAGACGGCGTTGGCTTACCTTGGTACAAGTCAGGTGCTGCTAAAATGAGACATTAATATGAAAATAGGTTTTTGTGGAACAGTAAGTGTAGGAAAAACTACACTGGTAAATGCTTTAAGAGATTTACCTGAATTTAAAGACTATAAGTTTGCAACAGAACGTTCTAAGTATTTAAGAGATTTAGGTATCCCATTAAATACAGACAGTACATTAAAAGGACAAACTATATTTTTAGCAGAACGCTGTAGTGAATTAATATGTGAAAATATTATTACAGACCGTACTGTTATAGATGTTATGGCATTTACAATGTGTGCTAGTTCTATTGATCCATTTGATAAAGATAAATTTGAAGATTATGCTTCTAAATTTATTGAAGAATATGATTGGATTTTTTATGTTAGTCCGGCTGGAGTACCAATTGAAGATAACAGTGTACGTACTACTAATGCAGATTATAGGCATCAAATAGATCAAATGATTAGATACTTATGTACATGTAATTTAGATAAGTTTAATAACTACGGAATTATATCAGGAACTACTGAGAATAGAATAGAACAAATAAAATCTTATTTATACTTGTAATATTTATAATTAAAACTCGCCAATGAAACGTAAAGATTTAATTAAGTATATTAAAGAAGAAATTATTAATGAGTTAACTCCTGCTGAGCAAAACGCTAAAAATATTAAAAGAGCTAACGCTACAAAAGATATAACTAATTTAACTAAAAAACTTTCAATTGAAAAAGATCCTAAACATAAGCAGGAAGTACAAGCTGATTTAGTAGTAGCTAAAGAAAAATTAGCAGCTGCTAACAGCATGACTGAAATATATCTTGATGAAATGGCCAATATAGTTAGTAAAATCAAAGTACAAGACGCTGCTAAATTTGCTCTAGCTAAAGAAGTATATTCTTCAGGTAGAACAGGAGCACTTCTTGATGCTTTATCAACAGCTGGCGAAGAAGGTATGACTCAAAAAGAATTAGGAGCAGCATTAGGTCTTAAGAATGATTCTGAACTTAATGCTATTATTACTAATCTTAGAATGGCAGGTGTTTTAACTCCAAAAAGAGATAAATTAGTTAAACCAGAAAAAGGTGCTAAAGAAGAAGAACCTGAGATTGAAGAACCAGAAACAGATGGGGATGATTGGGAAAGCTCAGAGTCAGAAGATGATTGGGAAAATGAACCAGAAGAGGAAGAAACATCTGAAGAAGAACCAGAAGAGGAAGAAACACCTGAAGAAGAACCAGTAGCTACTACTAAAGCTTCTGATGATTTAGGAAAATGGGTAGATGAATTAGCTAAACTTAATGCTAAAAAAGATGATTTAGTTAAAAAATTAAAAGCTAAAGAAATTACTATGGATCAATATAAGGAAATGATCGGTAATATTCCTACACAAATCAAAGCTTTACAAGCCAAAATTGATCGTATATAATGCCGCAAGACTTAAAACAAATAATAAAAGAAGAATACATAAAGTGCGCTCAAGATCCGGCGCACTTTATGCGTAAATACTGCTACATACAGCATCCACAAAGAGGTAGAATCATATTTAATCTCTATCCCTTCCAGGCTAAAGTATTAACGTTATGGAGAGACAATCCATATTCTATAGTTCTTAAATCTCGTCAGTTAGGTATTTCAACTTTATCAGCAGGGTATTCTTTATGGTTAATGTTATTCTATAAAGACAAAAACGTGTTATGTTTAGCTACCAAGCAGGAAACAGCTAAAAACATGGTTACGAAAGTAAAATTCATGTTTGACAACTTACCTTCTTGGCTAAAAATACCAGCCGAAGAAAACAATAAACTAACATTACGATTAAGTAATGGATCACAAATAAAAGCAGTATCAGCAGCATCAGATGCAGGTCGATCAGAAGCAGTATCACTACTATTAGTAGATGAGGCCGCGTTTATTGAAAATATAGATCATATTTGGGCATCTGCTCAACAAACCTTAGCTACTGGTGGTGGTGCAATTGTATTATCAACTCCATTTGGTACAGGTAATTGGTTCCATCAAACATGGGTAGCCGCAGAATCACAAGTAAACGATTTTTTACCTATTAAATTACCATGGTATGTTCATCCTGAACGAGATGAATCATGGAGAAAGAAACAAGATGAATTATTAGGTGATCCAAGATTAGCAGCACAAGAATGTGATTGTGATTTTACAACATCAGGTGATGTAGTTTACTACCCAGAACATCTTGAATATATGTCTACTACTCATGTTGTTGATCCTATGGAAAGACGAGGAGTAGATAAGAATTTATGGATTTGGGAATCACCAGATTATACAAGAAATTATATAGTGGTAGCGGATGTAGCTAGAGGAGATGGAAAAGATTTTTCTACATTCCATATATTTGATTTAGAAACAAATGCTCAAGTAGCAGAATTTAAAAGCCAACTATCACCTAAAGAATTTGGTTATATGTTAGTAGGTATTGCTACAGAATATAATGAGGCTTTATTAGTAGTTGAAAACGCAAATATAGGTTGGTCAACAATAGAATCAATTATAGAAAGAGGTTACAAAAATCTCTATTATTCACCAAAGAGTGATTCCCCAACTTCTGATTCGTATATTAATAAGTACGAAGATATATCTAAAATGACACCTGGTTTTACTATGTCGTTAAAAACTCGTCCTTTAGTAATTAACAAAGGTAGAGAATATTTTGGTGATCATAGTGTTATTATTAGATCAAAAAGATTAATTGAAGAAATGAAAGTGTTTATTTGGAAAAACGGTAGAGCCGAAGCACAATCAGGATATAACGATGATTTAGTTATGGCCTATAGTACAGCTATGTATGTTAGAGATACCGCTTTAAAAAATAAAACACAAGGAATAGAATTAACAAAAGCAGCAATAAATAATATATCACGACCTTCTCAATATCAAGGAGCTTATTTCTCAACCGGTAGAGATAATCCATATCATATGCCTACAAACAACGGCGGTGAAGATATTAGTTGGTTATTTTAAAAATAAAATATGGCAGATACTAATGTATTTTCAAGATTAAGGAGGTTATTTTCAACAGACGTTATTATTCGTAACGAAGGTGGAAACCAACTTAAAGTAATGGATGTTGATTCCATTCAAAAAAGTGGTAAGTATGAAACCAATGCTCTAATCGATAGATATAGTAGAGTATATTCATCTAACGCTACCTCACTTTACGGTCAACAATTAAATATTAACTATCAATATTTAAGACCTCAACTATACTCAGATTATGATGTAATGGATAACGATGCTATTGTAGCATCTGCCTTAGATATTATTTCAGATGAATGTTCATTAAAAAATGAAATGGGTGAAGTACTCCAAATTCGTAGTTCAGATGATGATGTACAAAAAATTCTATATAACTTATTTTATGATGTTTTAAACATAGAATTTAATTTATGGTCTTGGACTCGTCAAATGTGTAAGTATGGTGATTTCTTTTTAAAACTAGAAATTGCTGAAAAATTTGGTGTGTATAATGTTATACCTTATACTGCTTACCATATTGAAAGACAAGAAGGATTTAATGTAGAAGCACCAACAGCAGTAAGATTTAAATTCAGTCCAGATGGATATGCTTCAGGTACAGCAGGTTCAGGACAATATACTGTACCTAGTTTTGGACAGAAAAATAATGAAAGTGGTATTTTCTTTGACAATTATGAAATAGCTCACTTCCGCTTATTAACGGATGTTAACTATTTACCTTATGGTAGATCATATATTGAACCAGCTCGTAAGTTATTTAAACAATATACATTAATGGAAGATGCTATGTTAATTCATAGAATCTCTCGTGCCCCAGAAAAACGAGTATTTTATGTTAACGTAGGTGCTATTCCTCCTAATGAGGTAGAAAATTTCATGCAGAAGACAGTTCGTACCATGAAAAAAACACCTTATATGGATCCACAAACTGGTGAATATAACTTAAAGTATAACATGCAAAACATGTTAGAAGATTTTTATATTCCTGTTCGAGGAAACGATCAAACAACTAAGATAGAAACGACTAAAGGTTTAGAGTATAATGGTATAGAAGACGTAGTCTATTTAAGAGACAAGTTATTTGCCGCTCTTAAAGTACCTAAAGCGTTTATGGGTTACGAAAAAGACTTAACTGGTAAAGCAACATTAGCGGCTGAAGATATTCGCTTTGCTCGTACAATTGATAGATTACAACGTATTTTATTATCTGAATTATATAAAATCGCACTAGTACATTTATATGTTCAAGGATATAAAGGTGAAACATTAACTAATTTTGAATTATCATTAACAACACCTTCAATCATTTATGATCAAGAACGTATTGCTTTAATGAAAGAAAAAGTTGAGTTAGCTAAAAATATTATGGATGCTCAACTATTACCTAGTGATTGGGTTTATCATCATATATTCCACTTTAGTGAAGATCAGTTTGATGAATACAGAGATCTTATTTTACAAGATGCTAAACGTAAATTTAGATTAGCTCAAGTAACTGAAGAAGGAAACGATCCATTAGAAACAGGTAAGTCTTATGGTACACCACACGATTTAGCATCATTATATGGTAAAGGTAGAATGACATCAGATCCAGGTAATGTACCCGCAGGTTATGATAAAGATGTTGAATTAGGTAGACCAAAAGAAAAAGTAAGTACTATTAATACTCAACAAAATCCATTTGGTAGAGATAGATTAGGTAAAACTGTTATGAAGTATGATGATGAGATGGGTGGTATGTCTAAACAACTAACTGAGAGTTCTCAAATAACGTATCTTAAAAATAAACAACTGTTAGAAAGTATGGAAAAACAGTTAGTATTTAAATCAGATAAAGCAAAAGAGTCACTACTTGACGAAAATCAATTGCGAGATTAAAAAATCCTTATATATTTATAACAAAAATACAACTTAAATGCTTATAAAACATTCGAAATTTAAGAATACAGGCATTCTCTTCGAATTATTGGTTAGACAAATAACCGCTGATACATTATCAGGTAAAAATTCTGAAGCAACCAATATCCTTAAAAAATATTTTAGTAAAACTGAGTTAGGTCGCGAATATAAGTTATATGATAGCTTGCTTAAACGTACTAATTTAACAGAGGGAAAAGCAGAAGTTGTAGTAAATACAGTTCTAGAAAGTTCTAAACACTTAAATCGATCCGCGCTCAAGAGACAAAAATATAACTTAATTAATGAAATTAAAAAACATTATAATTTAGAAGATTTCTTTAAAACGAAATTACCTAATTATAAGGCTCAAGCAGCTATTTATACATTGATTGAAGGATACAATAGTGGTAAAAATGTCTCTCATGAACAATCTATTTCTAATAAATTATCTTTATTAGAACATCTGACTTTATCTAAAGTTAAAATTAAAGAATCTAACGACGAAGTATTAAACGAATTTAATCACTACGATAAAGATACACGTATATTAACGTATAAAATATTGTTAGACAAATTCAACAATAAATACTCAGACTTTAGTAATACTAAAAAAACAATTCTTAAAGAGTTTATTAATAGTGTTGATAACACTAATAAACTTAAAGAGTTCTACAATATCAAAATTAATGAGTTTAAAGTAGATCTTCTTAAATTAAATAAGAAAACTGCTAACCCAGTTACTAAAATTAAAATTAATGAGGTAGCTAATTTATTAGTTGAATTAGGTAAAAACGATAAAGTTAACAATGACAATATCGTTAATTTATTACAATATTGTGACTTACTAGAAGAACTCAAATCAGTAAATGGCAGACAATAAATTCACATCAGGTGGATATACCACAAAACAAACAGATATAGATCCTGAAACTGGAACTATATCTTGGGATGTTACTTATAAGCCTGATTTCGCCTTAATGTATAAAGCATTTAAAGAACTTAATAGTGAATATAAAAAGTTTCTTACATATAAAGAAACAGCTGAAGATCCAAACTTTAAAAAAATATATAATGCATTTAACACAGTATGGAATGCATTTAGAACTCATGTTCGTACTACTTATCCTGCTGAATATATAAAGTTTAAGTCAATAGATGAACAAAAACTTAAAGAAGCAGTATTTAATAAGTTAAGAGAAATGAGTGCTACAGGAGCTGGTGCTGGAGCAGCTACCTTTACCCCAGGTACAGGAGCAAATTATGCTACTCCAAACGCATTTAATCCAAATAAAAAAGCTAAAGGAGCACAAAACATATATTACTATAAGTTAGGTTGGAAACCAGTTGACGCTAAAAAACTTCATAAACAAGCTAAAGGTATTGACCATAAGGATTTATGGAAAAAGAAATTAGAAGAAGAAGCAACTGATACTTATGTAAATAACCTTAACTTAACTGATCCTGCTTTAACACAATTTATTACTAATAGAGTAGGTGATTTTGATAAAATAGAAGATAAATTAAATACATTACTTCCTCTATTAAAACAAGCTAAAACTAAAACAATGGATTACTATAAAAGTTCTCCAGACTTTAAAGTACAATATGGTACAGATTTAGCAGTTGACTACTTAGACGACATTATTAAATTATTTAGAGATAAAAAATAACATGACACTTCAACAACATTTTAACCTCATTACAGAAGGTAAAGGAAATAAGGCTCAATTTTTAAAACAAGCCCGTTTATTATTCCCTGAGTACTTTAACCAATACACAGACTTTGATACTGCTACAAATGTATTAAAATCTAAACAAATTATTAGCGAGGCAGCAGGTGGTGTTGTAGCTAAAGGATTTAGTGTATATGATTGGAAAAAGATTTTAGGTGAAGAAGTTAAGGCAACAGAAAAAGAAACATCTAAAGAAGTTAAAGATAAACAAGAACATGCTTTCCAACCATCAGACATGAAAAATGCTGATAACATTAACTTTAACGAAATCATGAAAGGCTTCTTTGCTGAGATGTATGATGAGAAAAATAAAGAAAAAACAGGCGATGAAATCAAAGCAATGGTTGTTAAGAACTTAGCTAAAGATCCTTTATACTATACTAAAAACGGTAACTTTTCAACTATGGGAGTTGGTTATACAACTGAAGCTCCTGGTTTAGGTGAGCCTAAAGAACCAAAAGGAAAATTTAAATCATCAGGATATGGTGATTTAAAAGAAAATAAAGAAAAAAGAAAATTATCATTAAAATTAGTTGATGGAAAAGATAAAAAAGGATTAGCTCTTTATAAAAATACTGAAGATCAAGATGATTTATATTACTATGATGGAAAAGTATTATATTCTGTTGTTGATGGGGATAAAAAAGGACCTTCTGTTAGAATGAGTTTATTTAATATAATAGGATTGCAAGAATACTCAGTTTACCAAGGTGATGTTAGTAAAATGAAACCTGAATCAACACCAAAAGACGGAGAAGTATATTTAAAAGATTTAAAAGCCGGTGATAAATTTTCTATAGGTAAATTAGAATATATTGTAGTAAAACCTGAAACAAATAATTCTGGAGTAGAAGTAACATATGCTGATGGAACAGGAAATATGAGCTTTAGAGGCTTAGCTGTAGTTAAATTACAAGAAAATATGAGTGAGGAAGAATACGAAGATAAATTAGCTAAAACTATAGCTAAATACGTTAAAGATCCTGACGATATTGATAGAGAAATGTCTAACTATTATACAGATGGATATCAAGGCTTTTCAGATGCTTTGCAAGCTAATTTAGGTAGAGATATGGATTTTCAAACTTTAGTTCAAAAAATGCATGATGAAGAAACATTTAGAAGAGAACAAGGTTTAGAAGAACAAAAACTTCGCTCATTAATTCGTAACCTTATTAAAGAAGAATTAAACGAAGGTTCTATTGAGATTAACGGGAAAACAGTTAAAACATATACTCAAAATGGAGATAAATCATATAATGTCACATATGATGATGGTACTAAAGATAAAATAGCAGTAAGCAATGATGCTTGGGATAAAATTAATTTATTACATCAAAACGCTACTAAAAACTAAATATGAAATCCTTACTAATAGAAACAAAACCGTTTAACGTATCACCAATGGCTCTTACCGAGGGTAAGAGTGTGAATGGTAACCCATTAGTCGAAGGTGTATTAGCTACTCCCGAAGTAAAAAACGGTAATGGTAGATATTATTCAAAGGATTTATGGAATCGTGAAATCAATAAGTACATGGATTTGGTTAAGGATAGAAGAGCATGTGGTGAATTAGATCATCCTGACTCTCAAGTAATTAACTTAAAAAATGTATCACATAACATCTCTAAAATTTGGTGGGATGGAGAAAACATTATGGGAGCAATTGAAATACTTCCTACTCCATCAGGTAACATTTTAAAAGCATTAATCCAATCAGGTATTAAAGTAGGTGTTTCATCTCGTGGAATGGGAAGCTTAAAACAAATGGGTGA